TTGGAGCAGATACTGATTTACATCGATTCATATTTGAGTCCCATTGACAATCAGGAGGACCGGGACAACTCCTAATCGATAAATATGCATTACAATCTGTTTTACCACCAACACTTGGAGCAGGTGTTGGTGGCCTTGGAGCAGGTGTTGGTGGACTTGGAGCAGGTGTTGGTGGACTTGGAGCAGGTGTTGGTGGACTTGGAGCAGATACTGATTTACATCGATTCATATTTGAGTCCCATTGACAATCAGGAGGACCGGGACAACTCCTAATCGATAAATATGCATTACAATCTGTTTTACCACCAACACTGAAACCATTAATACATCCGCAATTTACATTATTAACAATATGATAAATACATATGATTAGTATAATAATGATTATGCAAACAATAAAACTTTTATTAAACATAAATATAATATATATATATATATATATTTTAATTTTTTACTAAAAATATATTTTTTTTAAATATCAAAAATAAAATTATAAGAAATATTATAATGTCTAAATATAAATCTGATAAAATATATATTGTTGAATGGAATTTACAAATTGAATATATTGACAAGTTTGCATATGATATTATATATCAATCATTAAAAGATTGTAAAGATGAATATTTAGAAATTAACAAATTAATAAATATGATAAATACTAAATCAAATGATATATCTTTAAAATATAAAAATAAAAAGAAAACATTATTAAATTATTTTAAAATTGAAAAAAAAGGTTTAATTAGATTTATTGATAATTATGATAAGTTTGGTATTTTAAAACGCGATAATCATATTTATATTAAACTCTTTGATGATTTAGATGAATGGGAAATAATTGACAATGATATACTAAATATATAACACATTTTATTTTTTATTATTACGTTTATTGCTACGTTTTTTATGTTTGCCACCTTTTTTATTATTACCTTTATTACGTTTACTTCTACGTTTTTTATGTTTGCTACGTTTGCCACCTTTTTTATTAGTAAGTTTTTTACTATTACGTTTTTTAATATTACGTTTACCACCTTTTGGTTGATTTTTCACATGATTCAGGCGCTTTTTCAGCGTCAACCAGCGCTCTTCGCGTGCAGTATCCGGTGCCTGCTGAGGTCTCTGTGTTTCAGATTGTAGTACAGCTTTACTAGGTTCCTCGACATAATCCATTACTTTACGAAAAACGTCTGAATCTAAATTTTGAACTGTGCTATTTTTATCATTTAAACCTTTCGACATAGATAATACTTGTTTATTTCTTACCATTTTTTTTGCATTCTCACGTGATACTATGGTATCTTTAATTAATTTAGCAATGCCATCATATCCTTTTTTTTCCGCTATCATTAAAGCTGTCTTGCCCGAATCGTCCCTAATATTGGTATCATCATAATCCAATAATATTTTAACAGTTGAAAGATTATTTAATCCTGCTGCAAGGTTTAAAGCAGTTGAACCCCACTTGTCTTGAATATTGGGATCTGCTTTACTATCTAATAATAATCTTACAATTTCAGCACAACCATACAACGAGGCAAGTGTTAAAGCTGTGTAGCCATTCTCCTCCACAATATTGGGATCTACACCACTATCTAATAATTCTTTGACACGATCTATATCACAACTATTTATAGCATCCATTATACCCATTATATTATACATTATATTAAATATTTAACACATTTTCTATATCTAAGTCACTGTCCATGTCACCATCATTATCGCTATCATTATAATTGTCACTATTAATATCTTTAATAAATTCAACAAATTTAAAGAATGATATTAATATACTATACCATATTATAAATCCTAATATAGGATTGAATATTAATGAAATGATATAATAATATATATTAATATCATTTAAAATCTTATGAATGTCAAAAAATATAAGAAATATTATAAATAAACATGATGTTCCAATAGAATAAAATGATAAATATCCTAATATATTGTATAATATTTTTTTAATATTTATATCTAATTCTAAACTATAATTATTTTCAGTAATAATTATATTGTCTTCTAGATTAGTATAGCAAATAGGACATTTATTTATATCATTTTCGTATATATCATTCCAACAATCATTACATATATATCCATCGCAATCTACATTATTGCATATATTTAATTTATTAAATTCTACTTTCTTTTCTAAACATATATGACATATATCTATAGTAATACTCATAATATTATTTTTTTTTATAATTGATTAATTCAAATTAATTTTTCCACAAAATATAACATCTTTTTTATATTTGTAATCGCTTGGACATATTTTTGTATCAGTAATTATTGTACATATTGTAATTTGATGGTAATCATTTAAATATATATATTCTTTTTCATTATTTTTATAAGCATCTAATGAATACCATCCATACATATCTTACATTATATTATATATTTAACATTTTAATACTTTTTTCTTTCATATCCATTAATGCTCTTTCATTTAATATAAATGATCCACTAGGATTATAATCTTCAATAAATCTGTAATCTTCAACTTTCTTTTCTTTTTTAACTTTCATCTTCTTTTTATTTTTCAAGTCCCAAGATATATATATATAATTTGGTGGTATTTGTTTTATAATAAAACCATTCTTATTTAAACTTGATACTAAGTATTCTCTTAATTCATTTACATCAAATAATGGAACACCAATTATAAATCCTGGTATTTCATATACACATTCCGTTTTACGATTTTCTGCATATAATTTTATTTTATTATGACATCTTTGTAATATCTTATCAAATGTTTCAAACTTACTTAACTCTTTCTTTCTAGATGATTCATATAATTGATGTATATTTAATTGTGACATATCTATTATTTATATATAAATTATTTTAAGTTTATTAAACTATATTATTTAAAATCTTATTATAATGAAAATTGATACTTTATTTTTATCCGGTTGTGGTACAAAAGGTTCCGCTTTTATTGGTGTATTTAAAGCATTATATGAAAAAAAAATAATTACAAAAAATATTAAAAGATATGTTTGTGTATCTGGTAGTAGTATTATTTGTGTATTATTATGTTGTGGTTACAGTTTAAATATGATATATGATTTTAGTAAAAAAATAGATTATACAGATTTATTAAATTTAGATGATTTAAATGATATATTTAATGATAATGGTTTATTTACAAATGATAAAATTGGTAATTTAATTGATATTATTATATATAAAAAATTTAATATAAAAAATATGACATTAAAACAATTTTATGATCTTACAAAAATTCACTATATTTGTAGAGTTTATAATTTATCCAAAAAATGTGAAGAGTATTTTTGTTATAAAACTGATCCAGATATGAAACTTAGCACATTAGTTCAAATGACTACATGTATTCCATTATTTTTTAAACCTATAAAATATAAAAATAAATATTATGTTGATGGTGGTGTATTATGTGTTATGCCTTTTATAGATAAATATGAAAATTATTTAGGGATTTATATTAAAGAAGATAATGACAAAAATATAAAAAGTATGGATGCTTTTGAATATATAACATATATTAATAGTTGTTTAACACATAAATGTAAATTAAATATAAATAAACAAAATGAATCTAAAATTATTCAAATACATACTAAATTATTACCTTGTATAAATTTTGATGTATGTTTAGATGATAAAAAAATATTAGAACAATGTGGTTACAATCAAACATTAGACCATTTAAATAAATTTGAAATCGAATAATAAATATATTGTAATATATAATACATATGAATTATTTTCAAAAAGATGAATTTATACTATGTCTTAGATGTAATTCATTATTATTCATTCAAAATACTTGTTATGTAACAAAATGCGGAGAATGTGATAAATTGAATAATTATTCGGATATGACTCCCGAACATTTTGAAAAGTCAAAACAATATGCCCTAGATTATTTTTCCAAAAAATTTAAAATAGAAATGGATGAAAAAAATAAACAAAATATAGAAAAAGCAAAAATTGAATTAGATATTGCAAATGTAAAAGCAGCAGAAGCAGCAGCATTAGCACAAGCAAAGGCACAAGCAGCACATATAAAATCTGAAGAAGTTAAAAAAAAGATGTCTGATGAAAAAAATAGACTAGCAAAAGCAGCAGCATTAGACCAAGCAGACAAAGAATTTTCTACAGCACAAACAATGATTAATAATTTATCTCAAACAGACAATGATCAAATACATGTATTAAAAGAAAAAGTAAAATTGTATGAATCATTATTTAAAAGTCATAGTAACAGTGTAGTATTTAATCTTACTATTAAAAAACGTAATAATAAACCAGTTTGGGTTGATCGTATTAGAGATAATCGTGAATATCTAGAATCATTAGATAGTGATAATGAAGTTAAAGAATGGTTAAAACCTGTTAAGTGCGATCGTTAATACAATAGATAATATTAATAATTTGATAATTTATAAGTAATATTTTTTATGTATGTAAAGATGGACATCTATATTAAACCACTCTCTAGTGATGAAACTACATTATTATATTTAAAATGTTTATTTAATGAAGTATCAATATGTAAACATATATTACATTATAAAAAATCTATAGAACATGAAGAAACTATGAAATATCATATAAAAAGATGGGTAAATATTGTAGGACTTTACATGTTTGATAGTGTAAAATATTTTGGTAATAGTTCAGTTATATTAAATGCGAATATATATACAATTCAAAAAGATATAAATCCAAGATTTTATAATATTACTGGTATATCATATCAAATTATCAATATGATACATCAATTAGTTAAAATTTTTAACACAAAAGATAATAGATGGTTGAAATATCAAGACAAATTATTTGGTATTTTATCAGATAAAATTATGGATGAAATGAAATATTAATTTGATAATTATGATTCCAATTATTGACAATACTATAATGGAGGAAACAATTAATGATATGATGATTAAAAAGAAAAATTTAGAACATGTAATATCTATGCAAAATAGATTATATCATCTATTAATACATTATTCATATGTATATATCCCTTTGCCAAATATTAATATTATTACAGTAAATCCAAATTTTTATCTCTTTCATAATATTTCAAAAATGGAAAGATATTCATATGAAGTTGAAATTATAAATAAAAAATTATTAAATAATTTTTACACTAATGATATACCAGATAATACAATTGAATTGGATAATTTATTAGATTTATTTCCACAAGATATAATGTCTTCCGATATTGATATTTCAGATATTTCAGATATACTTTAATAATAAGGACGAATGGTATACATTAAACCAATAATTACAACAATAGTACTAGATGTTTGAATAGCTTCAAACACTTTTTTTATCATAATTTGCATTTTGTATCTGCTGTACATTTTCTTCATAGATTTAATATCATTTTCAATGTAAACTTTTACTGATGTCTGTATCATATTTAGTTTCACCAATTTCATAGTATTTTCAAGTATTTTAATGTATTCACTATATTCTTCATCAAATTTATCAAGTTTAATTTTTAGTTCTCTTGATGTCAATAATCTACTATCAATATTATTAATACGTTTTTTAAGACCATCTATTTGAAATAAAATACCATCAATTTTACTAATAGGTGAATATTTCTTTTCTATGTATTCACATTTATCTTCATAATCAGATGATTTTGTCATTAATTCCAATTGTAAATAATGATATTTTTTCTCTAAATTTTCATATTTTTGAATTGTTACATAATATTCATCACCATCTTTGTCATCTTTACTTTTCTGTAAATCCACATATTTTTTCTGTAAATCTACATATTTCCCTTCTAATTCTAGATATTTTTTCTCGTTATCATGACCTTCATCAATAATTCTTGCATATTCTTCAATTGTTTCTTCTTCTTCACTATCAAATACTAGATCGCAAATATCAATCCCATCACGTCCAAATTCTAAATCGAGTCCAGATTTTTGTGATTTCCCCATAATGTATAAATCTTTCAGTGCTTCACGTGTTGCAGATTCCGATATACTGTTCATAGTAGATTCACTAATCTTTTCAACCTTTTGATTTGTTAGAAATACAATATTGATAGGTCGTTCATTCAAACTACGGATTTTTTCAAAAGCATCACTATAACTCATATTCATAACATCATATCCTCCAATTGTCATAATTTGTGTTCCCTTTGTAATACCAGAACAATTATCAATCAATAGTTTTTCAAGAGCACCACCTGGTGAAATTTTGTCAATTGTTGGTGTAGATTTGTTTTTATCAAGAGTAAAACCAAGACGTTTGTCATGAATGATCAATTTAACTGATGTCATCTTTGTAAATATTTGTTTATTTTAGTAGTAATAAAAAAGATAGTATCCTTTTTCAAATTATATTATTATGAAGTCCTCTTTAATTATAATATTTATTATAATATATGCCTAGAAAGTATACAAAAAAGAAAAACAAAAAAGGAGGGACACCACCTAAAACAATAAGTAATAGAAAAAATATAATGAATGATGAAATTATTATACTAAAAAATAGATTAAATGAGTTAGAAGCAAAATTAGAAATATGTTGCAGAGATATGGTTCAAGGGACAAATACTATACAACGCATGACAAGAGGACATCAATCTAGAAAAGATACGAAAATTATGAAACGTGGTTTAAATCCTAATATTACAGATGCTTTACTTGATCTACCAGAAGATGTTGGTGATTTAATTGCAACTCATAGAAAAACTATACGCAAAACAAAAGGATGGACAATTGTTAAAAATGCCGACTCCTACGCGGGAGATAATTGGGGCGGATACATAAAGATAAAACCTGGTTTTAATATAGATGATTTAAAAAAATATAGAAGCAAGGGGCAGATCACACCTGGTGGATTTGTATTAATTAATAATAGAGATGTATGGTTTAGAAGTTATACAAGTGATGATTGTGTTAAAAATTTAAAACACATCATTTTTCCACATTCATGGATAAAAACTAGTTTATTTTATGTAGCACCAGGAGCATCATTTGAATTATTAAAATTAAAAGAAATTGAGGGATTTGAAATTATATATGATTCAATTGATTTATAAAAATAAATTTAAACATATATAAAATACAATTATGGAAATGGTAAAGATTATTTTAAATAATCTAATTCATGGTATGTAAATTCCATTAAACATTCATCTGCTTCTTCTAAACCTCTCCACATTCTACTATAATTTCCAACTTGACATTTTCCAACATTTGGTAATGTATCAAATAATTCTTTTTCATATTGGGTTAAATTGTCTCCATTATAATCTGTTCTGTGTCTATTTTCAAAATCTATCATTTTATATTTATCCTCATTTTTAACATTGTCTTTTATCCAATTATAATATGATATTAAACTTTCAGATGCTTCAGTTACTACAGCATCACTAAATGATTTACCATCATTTAAATGTTTCAAAATTCCCCTTTTTGTATTTTCATTTTTAAGATTATAAAAATATAATTCATCAGGTGTTAGATCATCAATATTAAAACTCATTATAAATATATCTATTATAAAGTTCTCTTTTTTAAATTATTTAAAAATTTGAATATATATTTATATAATGTTAATATAAAAATAATAAATTCATATGAGTGATATTATAGAAATATACAGTAATTTATATAAACATCAAAAAGATTGCATTGATTCTAAAAAAAGATTATCTAAATCACTAATAAACATATGGTGTGGTGGAGGTAAAACACGTATTATTGTATATAGTATCTTTGATGACGACAAAGAAGTAAATGTAATAGTATTTCCATCATTAGGATTAATTAACCAGTTTAATAATGATTACATTCTATCTGAAGATTTTATGGATTATTTTAAAGAATATCATTGTTTATCGGTATGTTCTGATTCAGATAAAAAATTAAATCCACCAGAAAAAATAGATAAATCAAGATTTCCTAATATTAAATATACTACAGATAAAAGACAAATTACATCAACTCTTAAAAAAGATGGTAAGAAATTATTCACAGTTACATATCAATCATTAGAAATGTTTATGAATATTATAATAGAAAAGAATATAACTATTAATCGTTTGTACTATGATGAAGCCCATCATATCCTTGGTCATAATATTCAAAATATAGTTTTTAAGAATGATAAACTCAATGAGTTAATAGAGAAAACCGAATTTTACACTGCAACACCAGATAATAAGAATGGGATAACTATGTATGATAAAGACAATCCAGAAAATAGTGATTGTGGTCCTATAGCGTATGAATATCTGTTTTACCAAGCAGTTAAAGATGAAGTATCAAAAGACTTCACAATGAAATTAATGCTTTATCCTAAGACAAAAGAAGATATGTATATCAATTTATTCAAATCTATTTTCAGAGAGTGCTTTACAGGTGATTATGATTACTGGAATATCTTAACATTCCATTCTATGGTTGAAGAAAAAGATGATATGGCTACCGTGAATCAATTATCAAAAAAAGAAAAACTATTCAAAAAATGTTTCTTAGAAGTGATTGAAGAGTTCCCTGATAAGAAATCACTCTATTCAGTTGAAAATGTGTTCTTGAAAGGTATTGGATCTAAAACTAAAAAAAGAGAAAGTATCATTAAAGATTTTGACAAACCTGAAAAAGGAAGGATATATCTTATCGCTTCGTGTAAAACATTAGGTGAAGGCATTGATACAAAATATGCGAATATGGAAATTCCTATTAATCCAGGTGGTTCAGTAGTCTATGAACAGCAGAAGCTTGGTAGAATTACTCGTAATCCGGGTGGAAATAATCCAAATGGTATTGTTCTTATCCCTTGCTGGATCGATATGGAAAAATATGAAGGATTAGATAAATATCAACGGGATGAAATGATTCGTCAAGAATTACACGAAGGTGGGAATTTCAATACATTTCTCAATGTAATGAGTGCATATAAAAATCAATGTGATCCTGAACTATGGGAACTTTGCTTGAAATATCCTAAAATGTACTCACCAAAAGAAATCAAAGATAACCTAGACAAACAAGGTTTCAAAGTTGATGAGAGCAAAGGTGATTTAATCCAAAATGTAAATCATATTGTTGGAGAAGATATTTCTGATTTAGAAGGTGAAACTGATGAAGAAACTATACAGAATATTGTTTCTACTGGAAAACAAGTAGAAATTCATTCACAAGATAAAGATTTACCTATTATTACTTATGGTTCAAGCTCAGGCTCAGATGAAGAACCGATCAGACTATTCAAAGATGAAAATGATGTGTATCATCCTGTTTCAAAAAAAGAACCAGCTGAACCTAAAAGAAAGATAGAAAAACCAGATAAACTAAAACGAAAGAAATTAGTGAATGTTCATATGAATGATGAAATCAAGGTTTTGTGGAAAATTGATGAGAGTTCATTTGATAGTATAGATGGTGCTTTCTGTCATGGGGTATTAGATGCTGAAATTGAATATGATGAAAAACGATTTGAACGGTGGTATGAAAATTTAGAAAAAGTTAAGAAATACATTGATGAAAATAAAGAAAGACCAAACAAAAGAAGCAAAAATAATGAAATACAAATATTAGGTAGGTGGGTATCTCAACAAAAAAACAATTATCAAAAAAAAATTCAAATAATGAAAGAATTAGATATTAGAAAAGTATGGGAGAACTTTATTAATGATTATAGCAAATATTATAAAAATAATTATGAAAAATGGTATGATAATTTAAATAAGATTGAAGAATATATAAAAAATGTTAATAAAATCCCCACATCATATGGAAATACTGAAAATATAAATGATTTGGGACGGTGGTTAACTACTCAGAAATTAAATTATCAAAGGAAATTATTTATAATGAAAAATGAAGAAATAAGGGAATCTTGGGAAATATTTATTGATAAATATAAAAAATATTTCAACGAGGATAATAATATATTATGGTATAAAAAGTTAAATGAACTTGAAGAGTATATTATAAAGAATAAAAAATTACCATCAACTATTGATGATAATAAAGATAAACAAAAATTATCTGGGTGGTGTGGAAATCAGATAAGAAATCATAAAAAAGGAATACAAATAATGAAAGAAACTGAAATTAAAAATGCATGGGAAGAATTTACTAAAAAATATAGTGAATATTTCAAAACTATTGTAGATTTATGGTTTGAAAAAATTAATATGGTAGAAGATTATATTAAAAAGAACAAAAAATTACCATCAAGTATTGATAATAATGAAGAAATAAAAGCTCTTGGAAATTGGTTATCTTCACAAAAAACTAACTATAAGAGTAAGAGTATTAGAAAAGCTATCAATGATCCATTGGCAAGGGGGAAATGGGAAGATTTTACTGAAAAATATTCAGAATATTTTAAAGATAATTGGTTATCATGTTATGAATTATTGAAAGAATATATGAAAAACAATGATAACAAATGTCCAAAATATTCTTATACCGAAAATGATATTAAATTGGGTCAATGGATGGGAACACAAAGGTATAATTATAAATTAAATAAATTACAACAAAAATACATTGAATTGTTGGAAGATATACCCGGTTGGATGTGGGATAATGGCCACGAAGAAATAATCAAGAATAATATTGAATATATAATTGATTTTGTGAATAATAATAATAGATTACCGGGTAGAACTAATGAAAATGAAAAATATTATAGTAATTGGTTAAATAAAATGAAACAAGAATATAAAAATGAAAATTTAGAAGGTAATGATAAATTAATGTATGAAGAGTTTATAAACAATTCTTGCATTAAGGAATATATAGTATTCATTGAAGAAGATACACATATAAAAGAATTTATGAAAAATCTGGATCAACTTGAAAAGTTTATAATTGAAAATAAAAGATTGCCAAGTAGAATAATTGATAGTGAAAAGAAAACGGCTGCGTGGATTGATACACGGAATAAGACATATTGCCATAAAACGAAACTTATGAAAAATGAAGATACAAGGAAAATATGGGAAGATTTTGTGAATAAATATATTGAATATTTTGAAGGAAAAAGTCCAAAAGAAAAATGGATATATAACTATAATAAACTAATTAGTTGGTTTGAAATTAATAGAAGAAGACCTAGGAGTATTCAAGGGAATATTAAAGATATAAACGAAAATGAAAAAGAAGAAGTTTATATTGGAATGTGGTTATTAAAACAAAATAGAAATTATAAGAATAATAAATATCCATTTAATGAGGATAAAGAAATAAAATTAAAATGGGAAAATTTTAAAAATAATCCAGAATATGAAGATCTATTAACAGTTGAAGAGATATGGTATTTAAATTTAAAAAAATCAACAGAATATTTTGAAATAAATAATACATTTATACCAATAATAAATGATATTAAACTTAAAAAATTAAGAACATGGTTAATGAATAATAAGAATTCATATAATAATAAAAGAATGCCTAAAATATATATTGAACATTGGAAAGGTTTCTTTGATAAATATTCTTCATATTTTCCAAAATCGGGAGGTGATAGAAGTAAAACCAAAAAAGACATGTCAAAAAAAGAAATTAAACCTATGGTTAAAAAAGAAACAACTGAACAAAAACGAGAAAGAACTAAATCAGAAATTTCTATATTGCATCAGAAATACAAAACAATGAATTCACAAACATTACATAAACATTTTGAGGATAATCCAGAAGATTGGGAAAATTACCACAAAATATCTGAAGAAAATGAAGAAACATTTCCAGATGAAGAAATACCATACAAAAAGATTATTGAATATTTAGATAAGATACCCGGTAAGAAAGCAAAGGATGTAGTTGATTTAGGGTGCGGTAAAGCACGAGTTTGTGAACACTTTTCAGATTCAGAAAGATTTAAATTCATAAATATGGATCATGTATCTTGTAATGATTTAGTACAAAAACAAGATATCAAAGATACAGGATTAGATGATTATTCAATGGATATTGTAGTATTATCACTAGCAATGTGGGGTTCTAATTGTAAAGAATACATTACCGAATCTAATAGAATACTAGATGAAAATGGTGTCTTATTGATTATTGAAGCAACTAAGCGATGGACCGATGATGAAACTGGTGAAAATAAATTAGTTAAACTATTAGAAAAAAATAATTTTACAATAAAAAATATAAATGAAGAAAAGTTTATGTTTATAGAATGTATTAAAAAATAAATAATATTAATTTATTATTCTAAATTATCTATTTTATTGATTTAATAAATGTTAAAATTTTATCAGAAGTTATATTTATTTTATTAAATATTTCAATTATCATATCAGTATCCTCCTTTGCTCTATGTATATTTTCTTTTTTATACCCCATAATAATTTCATATATTTCTCCTAATTTTTTATTATATAAATTTCTTTCATTATGTGCTACTGATATTATTTCTCTACTATCTAATAATATACAATTATATTTATTAATTATATTTTTATAAACTAATATATCATGATCAAATCTATTTCCATTATGTGCTATAAATATAGGCATATCACATAATTTAAATATTCTATCAATATCTTTTTTAAAAGTGGATATACTATTATCTGAATTACAAAAATCATCATCTGTAATACCAGTTATTTCTGTAATTATTGGTGGTAACTGTTTATGTGGATTAATTAATCCAGATGACATTGCATTATTATCATCCATGTCAACAAGATATCTTTCTATAATATCACAAGATTCTATAAATAAACCGGTTGTTTCTAAATCATATATATATATTTTATTTTTCATTTTTATATCAAATGTATCACATAAATATTCATTTAACATATAATTTTTATATTTGTTATCAATTGTAATTGTATATTTTTTTCCTAAATATAAATTCCATATTTCTAATCTCATTTTTTTATCCCATTTTGGATACATATTATTATAATACAATAATAGTTGATATATATGTAAATAACTAAAAGATTTTGTAAATTTAAAATCTATAATTGATTCATCTGTTACAGCATCTGATACTCCAAATATTGGTAAGTTTGGATGTTTATTCATAACTTGAAATTTTTTAATTTTTAAATTTTGTTTACATATATTTTTAATATTATCAATATAAGGTTTTAAACTATTAATATGTTCTCTAAAATTATATTTTAATAAATGACCACATTCATGTTCTATTTGATAAAAATAAACACATATTTCAAATAATGATTTTTCTATTTTTTCAAAATTTTTTAAATTATTGCATCTTTGTTTGATATAATTAGGATCAAAAATAGAAACACCATTATCTTTTATAATTTTAATTTCTTCATTTTTATCTAAATCATTGCATTCTAATAAATAATTATATAGTAAAATTTGTTTATCATCTAATTCATTTTTATATTCTTCTAGTTTATTGATTGTAATTATTTCATATTTTTTTTTTAGTTTTTCATATGTCTTAATATGTTTTTCTGGAATTGATAAATAATTATTATTTTTTTTAATAAATGAATCAATAAAATGATTAAATTTATATTGATAATCAGCATCATTTAAACGATATTTTTCATAATAATATCTAAATATATTTTCAATAAATATACCATATAATGATGAATAATCATCGTGTTCAAATATTTCATCTGTTATAGTATCAAATAAAACATCAGTTTTTATTTCGCAATTAATATTTTTTTCTAATATATATTGTTTTTCTTCTGTAAATAATTCATTTTCTAATAGTTTTGTAACTTGATATAATTTTGGCCTAGATTCTTCTTCCATTAAGTGAGTTGTATATTTTGGTTTTTCACCAATTAGTTTATATGAATCACTAGAAGCATTCATTAATTCAGTCCAAGCAAATTTATCTGATTCAATAAAAATACTCATTTCATCAATAGCACGACTTAGTCCTACATACCACAAATATTTATACTCATTATATTTTTTTTGTGTTGGTTTTCTACCCATTGTATTTAAATGAAAATTTAATAATAATACTTTTTTAAATTCTAATCCTTTTGAACCATGTATTGTATATAAATTAATATGCCCTTGTTCTATATTTTTTTCTCTCCTATTTGTATTATCATTATCTGAAAAATTATAATGTGGTACATAATCGATATTATTTTTTTCAAAATACTCAGCAACTATTTGTAATCCAAAATTTTTATGATTTCCATAATTATTATGATTGCCTTTTTTAACAGGTCCAATTATTGCTATTTCTTCATATGGTATATTACTATTTTTAATTTCACTAACTAATGATTCTAATAATATTGAAATATTATTACAATATACTGTTGGTTTATTGCCATATGTATTTCTCATTGATATCATTGGAGGTGTTGTTTTTTTCCATGGACGAAATTGATTTATAAAATTTACTATATTTTTTGTAGACCTATAATTTTTAATTAAATTAACACATTTGTCTGAATGTTCTATTAAATATTTATCAGAACCACCTTGAAATTGATATATATTTTGATCTGGATCACCTATCATAATTACATTTGCTTCGCATATTTCTGATATTTTTATTATAGTATTATATTGTATATCTGAAATATCTTGCGCTTCATCTACAAAAATATATTTACAATTTCTCAAACATTTAACATTTGAAAAATTAATATCATTATATTTTAGCAAATGATATAATCCAGCAATTAAAGTATTTAAATTACTGGATGTTTTATTAAATAAATTTCTCATAATTATAGCAGATACAGAATGAATTGTTCTAACATTATCAGGCATAAATAATTTATCTATTCTTTCTTGTCCTTTATTTAAAAAATCTTCTCTTGATTTTCTAGAAAATGTTAAAATTAAAAAATTTTCATTTTTTTCGATTATATGATTATTTCTCATACTAATGATTTTTTCAATTATAGTTCTTGTTTTACCACCTCCTGGAATTCCTATTAATTTCATATTACATAAATTATGATTAATAAATTCTAATTGTTCTGTATTTGAACTCATTGTAAAGTATATATATATATATATATATATACTATTATAGTTTTTAAATAATATTTTGATGATGTAATTTGAAAAGTTTATATTTAAACATATAATATACAAAAAAAATATAATTATCATGACAAGTTACACATTACAACCATATTCTAAAAAACCGGATGAGTTTCAAATGATTAAACGTACACCAAACACAAATAATGCTCGTATCTTTTTACAATACGGTTTAACTGATGATATTATGAATTCATTAGATACAAAATATGATGATTATGATAAATGTGGTTGGAGTTTTGCTGAACATTCACCAGAAAATTTACAAAAATTGATACCAGATACACCAAAAGGCAATTCACAATCGTGGAAAATCATTGTTGTCATATCTAAAAATGTTGGCGATGATGTGTGTTTAAAAGGTGCTTTACGTGGTGATGATGGTACAATAATGTTGATGTCATCTATTAGTCCAGAATGTCAAAAAACATACAAAAGTAGCACAACAAAATCTAAAGATGGTAAATGGAGAATATGTAGAGCAAAAATGATAGCACCATTATTCTTTTGGCGTGAAATACAATACAGAATTTAAATAAAAAATATTAAATAATAAATAATAATTATTTTTTAATTAAATATATACATTCTTTTTTATTATAACATACAAAATACATAAATATTATTATGATACATATTGTATATAATTCTTTCATCTATATTTTAATTTTTAATATTTTAAATTATTCAAATTTATTTACAATCGAAACAATACCAATTCACATTAAATTTATCATATATACCACAATCTTCATAATTTCGTGGTGCAACATATTTATAATCACCATCTAAAAATACAGTAATATGTTTTTTTAATACTTTATCAGATCCTATTTTTTTTAATGAATATATCTCTTTTTTACAATTGACACATTCTATTTTCCATACAAACTTTTCAATCGTAAATTTATTCTCAACTAATTCTTCTCGTTTGACATTAGAACTGTCAAAATCTCCAAAATGGATATCATCAATCATTGATTGTCTCGCATCTTTTCTTTTACTTGCTGCTGGACTAGGCATTATTACAATAAGTTATCATATAACAATATAATCTATTTCAAATTATATTAACGTTTCTTTTTTGTTAATATTTTTTTACATTTTTTAATATTTCTAACATAACTATTTAATTCTTTTTTATTTATATTACCTTTTGTGAATATAAATATTGATTCATTTAATGCTCTATGTTCTGTAAATCCAACATTTGAACCCTTCATATTTAATTTTTTATATAATTTAAATCCTTCTAATTTAGTTATATTATTCATATCTTTTTCTAAATTAATATATTTAGATTTTTCTGTATATCCAGATATTATATATATAAGTAAACTATTATTTTTTAATGTTTCATTACATAGTTTAATAGTTGATTTCCAATATTTATCTAACCATTCTTCATATGTTTTATATCTTTCAGTACTTTGATTTTTTCCTTTATACAATTCAAGTTGATAGTAAGGTGGACTAAAAAAAACCATATCAAAAAATTTGTTATATTTTTTCATAAATTTTTTATTTTTATATAAATCTTCAGATGGAACACAATATATATCGTTTTTTATATTATTACTATTTGCTATTTTTCTTGTATTATTACAAACTTTTGGTATTACATCTATTCCTACATATTTATTTAAATTTTTATTATTTAATATTCCTAATAAATAACTTGACCATCCCAATGTTGGCGTTAATACATTAAATGGTTTATTGAAAAATGTAGATAAACTATAAGGTATAGTTGGATTCATTATTGATGATCTAAAATATAAACCAGATAATACATTTGATAATAATTCTTTTTCTATTAATTTTATGACAGATGGAGTTACTAATTTGTAATCTATAATATGATTTTTAAATAATTCAATAATAACTTGTAAATATGGTCTAATATTTGGTTGAATTGTATTTGTATCTAATAAAATATCTTTATAATAAGGGTTTCTAACTTGGTTTTTGTATTCAGTAAATTTATTATTATTAATACATATTGGCATCTCATTTAATTCTTTTACTTTTAAACTTTTATTGTAAAAATTTGTTAAATAAATATTTTTATCAGTCACAACTAATTTGTATAATTTCTTTAAAAATGTTTTACTTAATTTTTTTTTTTTTATAATTTCATTTAATGTATTTATTTTATTATTAGATGATTTTACTTTTGCAACTTTAATAAATTGTTCATATGTTATATTTTTTGTTTTAAATAAATTTAACCATTTGTTTAATGTAATATACATTTTAATATATATTATATAAAAAAAAACCCCTATAGGGTTTTCTTTATTTTTTTTGTTTGTTTTTGTTTGTTTTGTTGTTTTGGTTTATTTACCAGGTGATTGATGGAAATCGAGTGTATCCAGGCTTATCTGTTACAATCTTATTATTAAATTTAAGATTAATTGATGGATATTTTTTATTCAATTTCTTCTCAATTTTTCTGAGATCACCCATCTTTGCTTTAGAATAGATACCTTTGTATTCCTTCGATTCATTACAATACATTGAATTTATGCTTCGAGAGCAATTTTCAATATATGTAGGTGACTCAGGAATAGTCCTGAGAATGAATTTTTCTAGTTCTTTTTCAAACTCTTCAGTATCATCTGATGTCTTCTCAAATGGGAACTTAATCATTTGTCCACCATTGAAATCCGGAACAACTGAATCATCTTCTTGAACAATAATAGAGTGATTACATTTTGGTTTGATTTTGGGCAAGTACTTATGAATTGGTCCATGAATTTCCGAGTTATACTTGACGAATCCAATCAAGAATACAAGTCCCGCAGGATTATAATCCGTTGGATCAGATCCAATAATTTGTAAAGGTTTTGTTTCATTTGTTTCATGGTCGGTAATACAATTTGAAAACCATGCAACTTCACGTCTTTCATCTTCAATTGCTTTTTCTAAAGTATTTTTGATACCTCCAATTCCACGATTCATGTAAGATTCGCTATTAATATCGCGTTTATATCCCCTATCTTCATACTTGATAATTTCCATAATTGCATCTTTGTCAGGATTATTCGCAATTAATTCTGGTTTATTTTGGAGCATTCTTTCAATACTATTCATATTAATAGATTTCCATGATTCTTGACAATCACGACCACTAAATTCAATCGGAACCATCTTAATCCATGGTTCATTGCTCCTGTCCATAACCAAATTTCCATTCGTATGCTTATCTGAGACATTAACATTGTTGACCTTTTTGATGTCAATGAATTGTTCCAGATCCTTATCTTTCCAAGATTTTGCATACTTAAGAATATTTGATTTTGTCTTCTCAGATAGAAAGATATCAGGTGCTTCCGAATCAGTGACTATGTCTCCGACATATCCACACATACGACCCAAAAGACCCTGAAGAATTGTATCGGTATTCGGATCATTTGCTTGTTCATAGACCATTCCAATGTAAGTCTTGCAAAGCACTTGACCCATCCGACATCTTCCAGATATATGAATAATGGTATTGCGAGTTGGGGCAGTCTTGAGAATGTCAAATGCATGAATAGAATCTTTCCCAAGAATTGATACATAATAGTATCCACATTTATCTGCGATTGATTTCATCATGAGTTCATTTGCTGTGTAGGTCCTAACAATGCAATATTTATTCTTGTAGATGGTATCTTTCTTCTCAGTTAAGACTTTTTCAATGTGCTCTGATGATCCAACCCTAATAGATTCTGCCTCAAAGAAAATTTTGTCATTTTCAAGGAAATAATTTACACCTCTGTATCCATCTCCAGCATTTGCAAAAATTATCTCTTTTTCATTCAGTGATAATTCATTTTCTAGCAAGTGTTTGGTCTCCTCCTTATCCCATTCATTCATTTTAATTTTTTCATTTGATATCAATGCAGACATTGGTGTAGCACTGACATCAAGTATATGAATATTGCGACCAGAGATTTGCGACGTATCTCCATACAAACTGCGCTCGATGTTGTGCTTTTTGTAGAAATCCTCATACGGCTTGTTGTCTTTTGATTGAGCCGCATGAGATTCATCGTGAATGATCAATGTATTGTCTTTGACTGATTCAATGTCCTTTAAGTCTTGACCGAATGCGACTTTGATATTTTCCTCTAATTTTTCTTTGAGCTTTTTTTTTCTTCAATTGTTGTTTTCATATTTTGTATTTCAAGGTTGAAAGCGTTTCTATATTTTTCTGGCAATGCCTCTACTTTTTTCAGATCATCTTCAATTTCGTCGGTATTGCAGTATGATTCGATTGCCTCTTCGAGATCCTTGTTGGCCTGTGTTCGAAGACTAGTATCACGGGATCCTGAGATGATAATGACTTGTTCGTGGTTTTTTAGCTCAATTGTTCGAAAAGCCGTTCTGAGATAGGTTCCTGTCTTTCCACTTTGCATTTGAGCCAACAGAATCATGCAATGGCGTTGAGCAAGTGTAATGAGACCAATAATCTCATCTGATGTATTAATTTGATTCTGATGGAATGTACACATTTTCGTAAATACCTTTGCACTATTATGTTTTTTTTGTAATCGCAAATAGTCTATTATTTGGTTTCAAATTACTATTGGAAAACAGAGTAAAACAAACAAAATTATATTAACGTTTCTTTTTTGTTTGTCTAGTAATACTTTTGCTTTTACTTTTATTAGATTTACTTTTATTAGATTTACTTTTATTAGATTTACTTTTATTAGATTTACTTTTATTAGATTTACTTTTACTAGATTTGCTAATGGTTTTACGTTTTTTTCCTTTCATAGTATTTTCTGTATTTTTAGTGATTAAATCAAGTATATAATTTGTAATTGTCACACAATTATGATATCTTGCGGACGGATCAAAATTTCTTGTATCTTTCATAGATGATAATTGTTTTGGTCCAGGTGTTGGATTATAAACAGATTCATTTGATATCTGATCAATAATCTCTTTATAATTACCCATTGTCCCCTCTTTTATAACATCATATTTATCTAGTATAACAAATTTTTCTAAATAGTTTTTTATTAGTGTATCAGTTATATTACCATTGAAATTATAATATATTCTCCATTCTATTGCTAATTCATCATATGCTCCTTTTTGAGTTCCTACTGAACCAACTTGTATAAATGTCATATAATTATTACCTGTATCTTTATTAACACTTTTAATAACTATTCCATAATGTCCATAATATATCATTCCACTTAATAAACTACCAATACCTAATGCACCCATTGATCCGGCTAATACAGGTGTTCCTGTAACCATTGTTCCCATTACAGCACCTAATACTCCTACACTACCAGTTAAACTAGTCGCATAAAATATATCTTTTACTGAATTTTTATTTTCTTTCATTCTAATACATTCTATTGGCTGACTTAAATTATAATCATATTCATCAAACTCTATTTGATTATAATTTATATATATACCAGTAGGTAAAATGAATGTATCATCTGCTATATCTCCTATAATATTTTCATCGCTATTATCAAATTCAATTATCATATTTTCATCTTCTACATGAAATTTACATTTTTTTTTTCCACTTTTATATGGATCTTTAAATGTAGCATCATATTTTTTAAATGGCTCTTTAAAAAAAAGATTCATTGATTTTTTTGGTTTTATAGAATATGTTTGACTATTAAATACATTTACAACACTTTTACCACCTTTCATAATTTTTGTCATATATTATTATAATATATATATTATATGGATTATTTAGATACAATTATTGGAAATATATGGGCTCGTCAACAAAGAGAAGAGCAATCTACATCAATTAATGATTTAGTGAGAACAGATACAGTAATGATGTCTGAACCAGAACCATTTAATGTTGACGATGAATATACTGATAAAGATTTACACGATAATATTATGAATGGAAACGTAGATTTTATTGTAAAATATATAAGTGATGATGGTAATCCAAATAGAATTCTTATGGATCAATTTAGTTTATTGATGACTGCTGTTTATTTTAATAATATATCTATAGTAAGATTATTATTGAAACATAAAGTAAATTTAGAAAATGAACAATCTGAAGGGGATACTGCTCTTTCATATGCTGCTAAGTTTGGTAAAGTATCAATTAATATTTTAGAATTATTATTAAAAAATAAAGCAAATCCAAATCATTTTAGTGAAATAGCAGCAAGTAGAAGAGGAAATGCTCATACACCATTATCTAATTGTATAAGAAATAGCAGGCAAAATGATTATATAAATAAATTAAAATTACTATTAGAATCTGGAGCAAATCCTAATAAAACGGATGCATATGGAGTAAATGCATTACATGATGCTATTAATATACTTGATTCACCAGAATTGAGTGAAACTATTAAAATATTAATAATGTATGGAGCAGATATAGATTCTGTTGATGGAGGTGGTGATGGTGTGTTATTTAGAGCCAGGTTAAATAATTCTCCAGATGCTTTAGTAACTTTATTAGAATTGGGAGCAGATCCATATATTAAAAACAATGATGGATTCAATGTCTTAAAAGATGCATATTTTGAAAGAGATCATCAAAAAATATTATATGAAACAATCAATAATTTACACAAAACTAATGTTGCTTATCAAATGTTAGCAATATCAAAAGGATTAGACAATGAACATCCAATAGAAGAATTAGATGAAG